TTAACCCCACTTTAACCGGTGGGGTTTTTTTGCATTACACTAAAAGTATTCATAGCCTCTAAAGTTAGCACTTGACAACAGTGAGATTATAACTTATCTTTACAATACTAATGATTCTATAACTAGGGGATACGCATGAATAAGCAAGGGGCACGAACCGAGGAGAATCTAGCACTCCGCAAAGAAGGCGGTTTGTTCATTAAGGCACTACGAACACATGCAGGGCTTACACAACGTGAAGTGGCTGTGGCTCTTAAAATGAACTATTACACAATGATAGCTCAGATGGAAGCTGGTACGGCGCGAATACCGCCGGACACTTACATTCCCTACGCGAAAGTTCTAGGCGTAGATCCTGAGAAGTTCGTCAGGAAGTTAATGCAGTATTACGATCCGCATACCTATAAAGCCTTATGGGGAAATACTAAGATAGAAATGCTAGATCTCCTTAATTGAGAGTATATAAGCGTAACGGGTCTGACATCTGGCAGATCGAACTCTCCACGCCTAATGGAAAGAAGAGATTCAGTTCAAAGACTTCTCTAAAACGGGAAGCGATACAGATTGCAACCTACCAGCAACAGGTCATTAATGATTCATCGAACTATGGTAAGAGCAGAAGTATGTCTCTATTCGATGCCTGTGCGGCGTACTTGGATGACCAGAGTCATAAAGAGAAGGCTACCTATGCCAACGCTAAGTTCAATGTCCTACACCTCTTAGACGGCTCTATATGGAGTCCTGATGTGCCCTTCGAAACCCTAACCAGCAGGGACATTATTAAGCTACAGAAACTCAAATCAGAGACCCTGAAGCCTGCCTCAATTAACCATATTACAACGGCCCTCACGACCATGCGTAACCGCGCTGATGTCTGGGAGATTCTAGAGCCACCATTTAAAGTTAAGAAGCTGAAGACGGTAGCTAAATTTAGACACCTTAATGATGGTGAGGAGGAGAAGCTCCTCGATGCTATGAAGGAACAGGATCTTAAGGACCTTACTGTCTTCCTTCTGGATACAGGAATGAGGATCTCTGAAGCTGTAGCCACTATGTGGACTGATAGGACCTCAGAGAACGGCGTAGAGTGCCTTGTAACGTACAGAGGTAAGACGGGGATACGTTCGCTACTACCTATCACTAAACGTCTCCTAGAGGTCCTAGAGAGGCGAGAAGAGACCTCCATATCTGCCTATGTGTTTCCACATAAAACCAAGATAGGAACGCATAGAACAACAGCAACAAAAGCACTCATACTAGCCGCTGGTCGGGCCGGTTTAAACACGCCTGAGATCGTTGCTAAGCTGGGTAAATTTGTGGGACATAGTTGTAGGGACACCTACGCTACACGGCTTATTAGGGCCGGTTGTACCCTTTACGAAGTCCAGACGATGTTAGGACATGCCTCTCCAATAATGACTCAAAAATACGCGCACCTAAGCACTGGCGATATCGGTTCTAAAGTATTACGCGCACTCTCATAGTTTTTATCCACTAACAAATTTTACTTATAGTAAAATAAGTGTTGACATGCTGATTTAATAGCATGTAAACTCTGTTACGTAAAAGATAGTAACTTACTAACTAATAAACTTAAATTGAAGGAATACTGTATGAGCAAGGAATACTGTATGAGCAAGGGATATGAAATAATTGCTAAGGGGTTGAACCAGACAGCAGAAATGATCTGGTGGCTAACTGAGCCGGAGGGTTTTACTTATGGACTGTAACCTAAGATCAATAGGAGCTAAGGCTCTTCAAAAACACGGAGAGGAGGGGCTTACTTTATTCCAGCTATCACAGGTCGAGGCGGAGGGATTATGGGGGGAGCGTCCTATCCATTTTAAAGAGCCATGTACCATACACCGCCTCCAATTTAAGAAAGGCCCAGAAGCCGTTTATGTACCAGAGCAACTAAAAATGGATTATTGGCAAGCGATCGATGTCGTGTTAGATGGGGGAAAGATTGGAGGGGTCTATAAGGAGACGTTCAGTAAGATGTGGGCGCGACCCGGCGGTTCTAATAATGAGGCTTATTTCGGTCCGCTTTTACAAAGTGACACATATCAGACACAGTACGTATTTTCATGTTAAGTAAATCAATAACGGGGCCTCTAGAGGCCCCGTCGTTACTACACATTTGGCTCCACCTCTTGGATTCGAACCAAGGACCCAATGATTAACAGTTACAGGGTACCACCCTAGGCACCTCCTGAGGCCGCATTATAGCTGGGCCTAGTAAGTTACTGAACACCTCTCCAGCGTACATCTACGTATAAAACGGACACAAAAAAGACACACTTTTTAATTTTCTTATCTACAGATTTAATTAATAGTAAAATATGGTTGACAAACTTTATTGACTGGGTAAACTGCGCTCCAAATAAACAGTAACTATATATTATAAATTACATAACTAGAGGCGTTAACGATGGAAAATACAATAACTACCGAGATGATGATCAAAGAGATTTTATGGGAAAACCACGCAATCGATGAGGGCGTAGCTAAGTACAACGCCTTGAAGGAATCAAAGACGATGGAAGCTACCACCGGCGGTCAGAAACTCCTTAAGCAGGCTATTCCTCAGCTAATCGAAGGTATTAAGGAAGCATGGTCAGATGTAGAGAAAGCACTCTACTCACCAACCTCAGGCGGTAAGGATAACTGGGTATACATGATCGGACTAGTATCTGCTGAGCAGGCCGCAGTGATAACCCTGAATAAGGCTATTCAATCATGCAGTAATCAGGACCAAGGTAGGGAGGGTATTGTCCGTCCTTTAACTAAGGAGATCGGTAAACAAATACGCCAGCAGGTAAAATTTGAGAACTGGAAGGAGACCGAAAAGGAACTACTTAAGGAACATAATTTTAGCTGTGGTGAAGGTGAGACACGTCGTAAGTCAAAGGCTCAATATTTGATTGAGCAGGCAAAGGGGCAAATTACACGCCCTAAGCTGGCGCGATGGGAGAAGAAGTTCGAGTCCTACAAAAACATAGAATGGGGAGAGGACGAGTACAACATAGGCGCTAAGTTATTGGACATTCTCGTAACCTACTGCTCTGAGTTCTTTGAGTACAAAACGATCAAGACTCGCAACAAGCAGGAGCGCAAATTCATCATGACAGACGAGGCGTGGAATACCTACGTAATCTCCGAAGAGACCGCCGAGCTACAGCGCCCCTTCTTATTGCCTACATTAATCAAGCCGCGAGATTGGAAGTATGTCGAGGGTAAGGTTGAGGGTGGCTACTACCATATTGATAAGGGTCTATTCTCTGACTCACGTCTAACGGCTCATACTTCAGCCGACAATTCAGCGGCTTCTGTTCGGTTCCTAGAGTCGGTTAGCATCCTGCAAAATACAGCGTGGGCTGTCAACCCGTTTACTCTGCTAGTTATTAAGACGCTGGCCGATATGAAGCTGGCTGTCGGTGGTGTTACACAGAACGATGAGACTACCACTCCTTACATGGACCAAGCAGACTACGAAGCTATGGATAAGGAAGAGGCTAAGAAGTATCAAAAGAAACGGACCGCGATAGTTAAGGCGATGGCTAGTCATCGTGGGAAGCATTCAGCTTTCCTACGTAAGCTGGCGATTGCTGAGAAGATGTCAGTACACGAGGAGTTTTTCTTCCCACATTTTGCAGACTTCAGAGGCCGTCTTTATCCTATGTGCTCAGAGCTTACACCACAGGGCGACCAGATCGCTAAGGGCCTATTACAGTTTGCTAATGGTAAGAAGCTAGGGGAGTCAGGTCTTAAGTGGTTGATGATTCACGCGGCTAACTGCTACGGAATGGACAAGGCGTCTCTTACTGATCGTGAGCAGTGGGGTTGGGATAACCTCGAGCTTATGGCCTCAGTATCCAGTAACTATATAACTGATCAACGCTGGGTAATTATAAATGATCAAGGTAAAGTGGATAACGAAGCATTACCCTTTCTAGCGGCGGCTAGAGAAATTACCGAAGCTATGAAGCTGTCTAATCCTTCTGATTTTGTGAGCCACATAGCAGTAGCGCAAGACGGAACCTGCAACGGGATGCAGATTTTATCTATGCTAGGTAAGGATCAGATCGGAGCTAAGGCGACTAACTGCACTTCTTTAGATGAGCGACAGGATCTCTACATGACAGTAGCCACCGCAGTAAGGGCTATAATTGCGCGTGATCAAGATGAGAACCCAATGGCTAAAGAGTGGGCCGCTAGGTTTGGCAAGGGCCGTGGAATCGTTAAACGCGCCTGTATGACCGTCCCCTACGGCGTTACTCCTAAGGGTATCGCTACCCAGTTAGAGAATGACGACCACTGTGTCGGCATGAGTAACTCTAAGGAAGCGGCGCAGTACATGACGAAGGCTATCCTAGAGTCTATGGGGTCTGTTAACGGTAAGGCTGTAGAGATCATGCACTACTTCCAGACTATGACACTCGCACTCGCTGAAGTAGGTTTAGGCCTTAGCTGGTACACGCCTATGGGTCTTAAGGTCACACAGCAGTACAACAACCTAGCAGAGAAGCGAGTTAAGACTGTACTGGGTGATATCCGTTTGATGGTCGAAGACGCAGAGATGGGGCTACGTGTTACCAAGCAGGCGAATAGCTCAGCCCCGAACATCATCCACTCATTAGACGCGGCGATGTTACAGATGACGTTAGAGCGTCTAAAGCAGGCAGGTCATGACTCATTTGCAATGATCCACGATAGCTACGGTATGCACCCTAGCAATGTAGAAGAGCTTCATGTGGCTTTAAGAGCGGTAGCGTTCGAGATGTTTAGCGGCAACCCTCTACAGGACCTACACGACTACGTGCAGTCGAATACAGATGTCGAGCTACCAACTCCACCAACACTAGGCGACTACGACATTAACGAGATAACTAACGCCCTTTATTTTTTCTCGTAAGTACAGTAACTCTATATTATTTAGTTGTTGACATAGGTGGTGGTGTGTGTAAAATCCTACCCATAGACAGTAAGACACTAACTACGAGGCGACAAGCATGGCATATTTAGAAGACTTTACAGCAGGGGACACCATCGTTCTAGAGGGTGATCGCATTAACGGTTACGCCCACGAATGGACGTTAGTAGTTGAGTCGGTAGACTGGGGAAACTTCGACAGTGAGTTCGAATCGGCTCCCGACATGGTGTTCACGAATGGGTATAAGTTCATGGGCGACACTCTATACGCAAATGCGTTCGGTACAGGTCGTCGGGTAGGTAAGTATTTTTATGGCTTTATTAAACAGCAACTTAATAATGAGGACTTACGCTAATGGAACATCTATACGCAGAGAAGAGACAAGCTGAAAAACTGGTCTTCATACGGTACGAGGAGTACAGGCAGACTATTCTAGGATTTGGATATAGCGGTGCGGTGGAGAGACTTCATAAGGCTATAGCTAGATATGAGTCTATTAAGCAAAGCCTGAAAGAGATCGAGGATGGGGATCTAAAATTAAATTGATTTATTTTCATTTATTTACTAGTTAGGTATTGACACGTTATAGAGTCACTGTATACTGCTAACCATCAAGACAACAAATACTTAAATAAGGAATACAGACATGAGCATGATCGAATACAAGGTAGGACAGATAGTAACGATAGAAGGCCAACAGTGGCTAATCGATAATGTCCTACTAAACTGTCCTTCAAGAGGTCAGATGTTACAGGTTCGCTCGCAAAGTAAGTTACGGTTTACCGTTCGCACACCAGAGGGTGCTACAGGATGGCAGACCTCGTTCTGGGTCAAATAACTTAACTAACGGCCCTACGGGCCACTGAGGAGATACAAAATGGAAGATTTTGACTACACCGTGTACTCAGTAGAAACACTACAGGACGTGATCACTAACCGAGCTTGGGATCTAAAAGACTGTAAAAGTGCAATTAAGAGCATGGAGAAGAAGTTAGTTAGTCGGCGCGGCTACAGCCACGAGCAACTAGATAACATAGCTTTTAACTGTCGCGCTAAGAAACGGCTAATAACCGTCATAGAGTGTGAGATCGACGAGTGTGTTAGCGAACTAATGAGGAGAGATGAGAATGTCTAATATCTATGCAGATCTGAAGGCTCAGAAAATAAACTGGGACCGCAAGGTTAAATATGTGATGAATGATGAGTTAAGTCCAGCAGGGCAGACTCTGGTCGAGGCGCTTTGGAGCCTTCCTAACGCTAGTACTCATGATGGGTGGTTGTCCATACTGTCAGATGTTGACAGATCAGAGGACAGCTTACAGGACTATGTAAGAGTCAAGACTAATGGCGGCTGGGTTCAAACGAACCCTTAATATACAGTAACTGTTTAACTAGGAGAGCAGTATTATGTACAACATAAACGAGCTAATAAATTTAACCCTTAACTCAATAGAATACGAAGGGCTGAAAACTACAGATGTACTAATGTGGTTACTCGACATGGGTACCACCTTCGAAACTGCGGACGAGGTTGTGTCAGCGGTTAACTTTGAAATAACCTTGGGAGTACAGTAAGTGGATAATATAAAAATAAGAACACGGCACTTAGTTTTACTTATGGCTGTGCTTTACATAACAGTCTGCAACATGAGCTACAACGATTGTCTGAATTATGGGGTGTGCTAATGAACGGACAAAACCACGGGGGCAAAGGGTCAGCCCAACGCCCCGTAGACCGAGAGAAATATGAGTCAAACTGGGACTCTATATTCGTAAGTACTGAAAAGCCTTTTATAGATCAGGCTGGGACTGTTGACCTTTATAAAGAGAATGAGACTATACCTGAGAGTGCGTGGGTCTGGGTTGTACATGATATAACTGATGCCTGTAATGATTTTGTGGGTATATTCACTACTGAGGCTAAAGCGGATGAGTTTTTAAAGGAACACGGTGACGACTCTATCATGTATGGCTGTGTCGAGGAGGCTATAAACCACCCCGAACTCTGGCCTGAACCCTTATGATGAAGTATGTGGCACTGATGGAGCCGAGGAGTGACATGATGGCTGATGTCGATGGCTTTATATTCGAGGCTAGTGATCTGGGCGAAGCTAGACAGATGATAGCAGACAAGGACCTCGGGGAATATGAGGTCTACGTCCAAGCACTTAACTCAGTTTGGTTACACCATCCCGAACGGCGTAACAAAATACACTAGGACCCTTCGGGGTCCTTTTTTTTGCATTTAATTTTATTTATTTACTAGTTAGGTGTTGTATAGTTAGTAAGTTACTGTATAATGCTTATCATCAAGACGAGAAACACTAACTACTTACAGGAATACAGACATGAATTATTTAAAATGGTACGAGCAGTTCGATAAAGTTTTAATCAATTTATACAATCTGGACAGCAAGGAAGCTGAAAAAGCATGGAACGACATATTGTGCTGGGCGCAAAATGGTTGCCTTAACCCTGAGCCAGATGCGGAAGAATGTAAAAGAATTTATGGTCATGTCATTACTTCCATAGACGAACAGGGGTTGTCGAACAAGCCGTTTTATAAAGATGTCTACTATATAGAGACTGGCTTCTAAACTAACCGCCCCTTCGGGGGCCTTAAACAAGGAATAAGATAATGACTAAATCAAAAGTATCAATAATGGACCTAAGGGCCTCGGCTAACGAGATGACTTTAAGAATCAATAAGCTGGGCGGCGTTCGCGTTATTAAGAATGAAATAGTGATGATGGAGCATGTTAGGACCCAGTGTTCAGATAGTCCCGTAGTAGTTGCCGATTATGACAATAGAATACTAGCTAAGCGGTGGGTCTTGAATGAATGTGAAGAGCTAGAGCGTGAGCGCGACGCGGTTTACACAGAAGTATACCTAAGGGGCTTCTGAAGAACTGCGCCACTGATTTTTAACCTACAAGCCCAGCCCTGCTGGGTTTTTTTATGCCTGTAACGAAAAAGGTCCCATACAGAAGGACCCCTAGATTCCACTAAGTATATCCCCTAATCACACCCCTATTACCAAGATGGTCCACTCGGCCTCAGGCGGTGCTGTGTCTGGGTATTAGATAAGTGTAACGAAAAAGGTCCCATACAGAAGAGGCCCCCAAGTTTACACCAAGTATAGGGGCCAATGATTTAACCATACAGCAACCAACCATAACCCCCAAAGGATTAGCACTATGAACATTCAAGACTCAATAGATAAAGCAATGGATAAACTCAACGATCAAATAGACATCATGGCTAATGTTGACACTACTGAAGCATACGTCTCATCACTCAACATAAACCAAACAGGATCATACCTAGTAAGGCCAGATGGCTCTATAGAGTTCATTAAGTAAACATTGTTAATCATAAGAAACAAACCCTAAACAAAACCAACCCTAAACCCAACCCCCACAGACACCACTGAGGAGAATCTCTATGTCTACCAAAAAATCACTCTACGTTAACTTTTCTACTACCGCAGGAACATCACATTACGCATGGCTCAATAAGCCCGATACTGGGTCTGAGTTCAGCGATGGTAAATTTAAAGTTACTGTAGCATTCCAGAAAGACGATCCAGTCGTCGCCCAGCTTAAGGCTGTAGTGAAGGACGCCGCACAGCGAGAGTTCGGAGACAAGGTTCCTCCCAGCTTCCATAACCCTCTTAAGGACGGATGTGCTTCAGGAAAAGAGCAGTACGCTGGCATGGTGTTTATGACCATGAAGTCCACCCGTCAACCTACTTTAGTAGACGCGAAGAACTTCGAATTACCTTCTAATATTATTATTATGAGTGGAGACACCATCCGAGTAGCTGGAGCCGCTAAGGCATACAACGGGGCGCAGAAAGGCGTTAGCTTGTATCTTGATATGGTTAAGCTGATCAGTAAGAACAACGCTGGAGGTTCTGGTCCTGCTACTGCTACTTCTGTATTCGGAATGGACGAAGGGTTCGAAGCCGCCGAGTCTAGTACTGAAGTATTCGAGAGCGCCCCCGTCGCTAACACTGGGTCAGCTATCGATATCGACGACCTCTAGATGTCGGCTGATGTGCGAGAGCTTGTCGAACAGATGGTAGTAGAAATGAAGGAGGTCTCGGACGATGTTCGGTACCTCTTTTTACCTGTAGAGCCTCGGCCAGCGTCGAGACCTAAAGTCACTAAGTACGGCACCTATTTCGGTAAGCCTTACACCATCTTCCGACAAACTGCACAGCCCTACGCCAATGTATATAAGGACCGACCACCCATTCAGGGTCCGGTTGTCATTCTGATAGAAATAGTCTGTACCAAACCCAAAACAGGGAAACTCTTACACCCCCGAGGAGACGTCGATAACTACGTCAAGGGCGTTATGGACATTATGACTAAATCAGGAAACTTCTGGAACGATGACGTACAGGTCGTGGCCCTATATGCCTATAAACGCTACGCAGTAAAAACCCCAATAGAGACCGCAGGGTCTCACGTTTACCTATACGAGGTCCTAGAGAATGAAGCCTAGTAGTACCAGTAAGGCCCCAAGATACATCATAGCCGCCCGAGTAATCATACTCGGCGGTGCTCTGATAGTCATGGCGTCTTCCATAAACCACCTAATGTAACCACACAGAACCCCGAGGAAAAACCTATGAATAATTTATTACCCCAAGATCTTCAATTACAGAACCACCTACAAACAGTCGGAACTATCACAGCAGTAGAAGCCGCCACGATCTATAAAGTCCGCTGTATCACCTCTAATATTTCACGCCTACGGAAGTCAGGTATGGCTATCGGTACTCAGTTTAAGAAGGACCTAACCGGTCAAAGATATGCCCGTTACAGTTATCCGGTGGTGGCCTCATGATCTCAAATATAGCAAAGATCTCTAAGACTCTAAGAGGCTGGACAGCCACCGCTCTAATCTTCATGGGCCTAGGTGTCGTTATGATAGGGAGCGCGATTGTTCATGCAGGCGCTTGGGTCAACACTCAGAACGGAGACGATGACGCGGACTACTACGGGGAGTACCCAGACCTAACGGATGAGGAACTAAGGCAGGTCATTAAAGAAGCTAAGGAGGCCCGACGCGATGATTCTTGATTACTCAAAGAACCTCACGCCCGAGATGGCAACCCCTAAGGGTGTCGCTTGTAGGTCTCCCCAGTCTGCTGAGGTGCTCGACCTTGCTCGTGATTATGAGGACTTCTGCAAACACCTTCGAGAAGAGGGGATCACTGAGATCGTACCGCTAATGGAGTTCGCTCTCTGGCGTAATCAGGAGTTCGAAGCTCAGGACGACTGGACCAACCCTATACCTGCAATTAACTAACTACACCTAGCTCCCTTCGGGGGCACTAAGTGACTCGGAGGGCGTAGCTATGCCTGTTAAAAAGTGCGGAAAATGTAAGAACGAGAAACCGATAGAACAGTTCACCAAAAAGAAGAGTAACCCTGATGGCCTCCGCTGGGAGTGTCGGGAGTGTCAGGCCGTGTACAGAAGAGAGTGGTACGCTAAGAACGGAGAGAAACAACGAGCATGGGTAAAAGAATACGTTAAGAACAATAGAGGCCAGAAAAATTACTGGCTATCCAAAAGACATGCCGCAAAGTTACAGCGTACCGTAGCTTGGGCTGATAAAGCTAAGATTAAGGATATCTATGCTAGGGCGGCGGCATTGCAAGAGGCTACCGGTATACCTATGAACGTGGATCATGTGATCCCATTACAGGGTAAATTAGTTAGTGGACTACACGTCGAGTCAAACCTACAGATACTACCAGCAGTACAGAACTTCTCAAAAAATAATAAGTTTAAAGTCCAGTAACACCCTATTAACCAACCAAATAACTAACCGCCGCTGGAGGCCTCACATGAAAACAGAAATAGATTCGGAGTTCGTCGAGCATATCGCTTGTACCAACCCAGAGTGCCTATCCTCGGATGGTAACTCTTTATATACAGACGGGCATACCTTTTGCTTCGTATGTCAAACACACAAACACGGGGACCAGAACGATGGAACCACGACCTCTAAGGAGCCTACACGGCCTGCTGGAGTTTTTAATAATTGGGTCGCTGGTGAGTACGTTGATCTTCGTAAGCGGTGCATCTCTGCCGAGACTTGCAAAGACCTCGGTTATCAGATCGGAGAGTATCAGGGTCAGCCCTGCCACATAGCATCAATATATAACGACAAGGGGCAGAAGGTTGCCCAGAAGTTACGACTTCCTAATAAACAATTCCGCGTCTTAGGCGACCTTAAAGACGGTGGTTTAGTCTTCCAGAATAAGTGCAAACCTAACGGTAAGCGCCTTGTCGTTACAGAAGGAGAACTCGACGCCTTATCCTACAGAACCGTAGCGCCTAGCTGGCAGGTTGTGTCAGTTCCTAATGGTGCCGCAGGTGCTACTAAAGCTATCAAGCGGTCCTTAGAGTTCTTAGAGTCATTCGAAGAAGTCGTATTTATGTTCGACTCTGATGAGGCCGGTATGGATGCGGCTAGAGAATGCGCCCAGCTTATCTCACCTAGTAAGGCGAAGATCTGTGAGCTACCGCTAAAAGACGCGAATGAAATGCTAGTCAGTGGTCGTATAGCGGACCTTAAGAATGCTGTCTACAACGCGAGACCATTCAGCCCTGAAGGTATCGTCCTAGGTTCTGAGCTAACGATCAAAGAGCTACAGGAAGTCACCCCCAAGGGAAAGTCTATCCCATTCGCTCAGCTTAACGGAATGATACGCGGCTTACGTAAGCGCGAGTTAGTCATGGTATGCGCTGGTAGCGGCTTAGGAAAATCTACCTTCTGTAGAGAGTTAGGCTATCACCTATCAGTAGAGCACGGTCAGAAAATAGGCTACATATGTCTGGAGGAGAGTGTATCTAAGACTGCACAGGGAATCGTGGCGATACATAACAACACGCCCCTAGGAGACTTAATGGAAGATCCGACGATCCTATCTGATGATCAGTGGCAGGACGCATACGATAACGTAGTCGCTAAGTCAGCGTTCTATGACTCGTTTGGGTCGTCTGGAATCGATGTGCTCATGAGTAAGATACGCTATCTAGGTGTAGGCCTTGACTGTGATTTTGTGATACTTGATCACGTCTCGATGGTTGTCAGTGATGGCGCTAACGAAGATGAGCGTAAGGCCCTAGACACCTTGATGACCAAGTTGCGGTCCCTTATAGAAAGCATAGGTATAGGCGTTATTGCCGTCTCTCACATTAAACGTGGGTCAGGCGACAAGTCATACAACGAGGGTGCTCAGGTTAGCCTAACGTCTCTAAGAGGCTCAGCGGCTCTAGAGCAACTATCAGATGTATGTATAGCACTCGAACGCGATCAGCAATCTGAAGACCAAGGCAACATAGCCCAGATACGCTTACTAAAAAACAGGCCATTCGGACAAGTCGGTCCAGCCGGTCACTTACGCTATGACGTTCCTAGTGGTCGCATGGTCCACCACGACCACCAAGAACCACCACCACCGACACAGGGCTTCGATCCGTTTTCTGATGTCCCTTTTTAACAGTAACTACACAACTATCAACTAACTAACACCCCCGAGGAGCTACAAGAATGACCGAGATGACAGGATACCAAAGATACATAGCCATGAGCCGATACGCCCGATGGCTACCGGAGCAAGGCAGGAGAGAAACGTGGGAAGAGACAGTCGATAGATATATGGACAACGTGGTCGGGGACAAGGTGGATGAGGCAACATATAACCTACTGGCTGAATCAATCAGAGACCTAAAAGTCATGCCCTCAATGAGAGCAATGATGACCGCTGGCGTCGCAATGGATCGAGATAATACCTGTGCCTATAACTGTTCATACCTACCCATCGAAGACCCTAAATGTTTTGACGAAGCTATGTTTATATTGCTGTGTGGTACTGGTGTTGGTTTCAGCGTCGAACGGCAATACATATCGAAGCTACCCGACATCCCCAAGCAAATGTTTGACAGTGAGACAACTATCGTCGTCAGAGATTCTAAGGAAGGATGGGCTAAGGCACTACGCCAGCTAATCAGCTTACTTTATGCTGGTGAAATTCCTAAGTGGGACATATCTAAGGTAAGACCGGCAGGCGCTAAGTTGAAGACGTTTGGTGGTCGTGCAAGTGGGCCTCAGCCCTTGGTTGACCTGTTTACGTTTACGTGTGAGACCTTCGTAGCGGCTAAAGGCTCCAAACTATCATCGATCCAGTGCCACGACTTGATGTGTAAGATTGGTGAGGTGGTTGTGTGTGGTGGCGTTAGACGCTCCGCTATGATCTCGCTATCTAACCTATCCGATGACCGTATGCGTCACGCTAAGTCTGGCCGTTGGTTCGACAATAACGCACAGAGAGCCTTATCTAATAACTCAGTCTGCTACACAGAGAAGCCCGACATGGAGACATTTATCCGTGAGTGGTCAGCACTGGTAGAGTCTAAGTCTGGTGAGCGTGGGATCTTCAGTCGTCCAGCTTCTAAGGCACAGGCAGAGAAAACAGGTCGGCGTGATGCTGACCATGAGTTCGGGACGAACCCTTGCAGTGAAATCATCCTACGCCCGTACCAATTTTGTAACCTCACGGAAGTAGTAGCCCGACCCGACGATACATTCGAGACACTATCGGAGAAGGTTAGACTAGCTACCATTCTGGGTACTATTCAAAGTACCTACGTTAACTTTCCCTACCTTAGAGACATCTGGCACACCAACACCGCAGAGGAGCGGCTACTAGGTGTCAGCATGACAGGCATCATGGATAACAATCTACTTACGTTTGCAGATGAGACACCAGCAGTCCTAGAGGCTCTACAACGTGTCGCAATCTCTACTAATGTTATCTGGGCGGCGGAGTTAGAGATTCCTGTTAGCACCTCGATCACCGCAGTCAAGCCTTCGGGCACTGTGTCTCAGTTAGTCGATAGCGCCTCTGGTATCCACACTCGCCACTCCGATTACTACATTCGGACGGTGCGCGGTGATAACAAAGATCCGCTAACGATGTTCCTCAAGGATAGCGGAGTCCCTAACGAGCCGTGTGTCATGGGTGGACCTACTACTGTGTTCAGCTTCCCAACCAAGTCACCAGATGGCGCAGTAACACGAGACGATGTTGATGCTATTAAGCAGTTAGATATCTGGCTTATGTATCAGCGCAAGTGGTGTGAGCACAAACCGTCGGTAACTATCTCAGTCCGTGACGATGAGTGGATGAAGGTCGGGGCGTGGGTCTTTGAGCACTTCGATGAAGTATCAGGGGTCTCATTCCTACCGCACAGTGATCACAGCTATAAACAGGCTCCCTATCAGGAGTGCTCTAAGGAACAGTACGAGGCGGCGCTCAGCACAATGCCCCCGACTATTGACTGGACACGGCTTCCAGAGTTCGAGAAGGAAGACACAACAAAAGGCAGTCAAACATTAGCCTGCACCGCAGGCGTATGTGAGATCGTCGATATCTAAGAGATCAGACTCTCGCCTGTTCGGGTGGTTCTTGTGAGATTGTTGATATCGGTAATTAAACCTAAGGGGGTCGAAAGGCCCCTTTATTCACTGAAGATCTGAGGAGATGAGAATGATTAACTTAATGCAAGGTGATTGCCTTGAGCGAATGAAAGAGATACCGGATGGATCGGTCGATATGATTCTGACTGATCCGCCTTATGGGACTACTGCCTGTAAATGGGATTCTATTATAGACTTTGATTTAATGTGGGAACAACTTAATAGAATAATTAAGCCCAATGGTGCTGTTGTGTTATTTGGAAGTGAGCCGTTTAGTAGTGCTTTACGCATGAGCAATATTAAACGCTATAAATATGATTGGAAGTGGGAAAAATCCAAACCGTCGGGCCACTTAAATGCCAAAAAACAGCCAATGAGACTTTATGAAGATATAGCCGTTTTTTATAAAACTCAGTGTATATACAACCCACAAGGATTAATCCCAGCAAAGCAAAAAAAAATATGTGTTGGAAAGGATGACAGGAGTAGCGTGTTTGGTAAGGAAAAAGATTTCATTACCTCTGCTCATACCAACTACCCAAGAAACAAAATTTCAGTCAAGAATATATGGGGGAACAACATCCACCCAACCCAAAAGCCAGTCGCTTTAATGGAATACCTAATCAAGACCTACACCAACGAAAACGAAACTGTATTAGATTTCACTATGGGGTCTGGCACTACAGGCGTGGCATGTGTGAACACTAATCGAGACTTCATAGGTATCGAGCTAGACGAGACTTATTTCAGCATAGCTAAAGAACGCATAGAAAGTACAGTAACTTAATAACTAACCAAAAAGAAACCGCCCAAAGGAGGGCCTTATGAACGTAGAAGTATTCGACTTAGAGACAGACGGCTTCGTAAAGGGCATGACTACAATATGGTCCTGCGGCATAGCCAACCCAGCAGACGGTATAGTAACAACCTACACCGACTACGATGCCAACTACCCTTCACTAGCTGAGGGTCTTGCAAGACTTAAAGCCGCTGATCGCGTAGTGGCACATAACCTGATCGGATTCGACTTCTGGGCGCTCCATAAGCTATACCCAGACGTTATCACCTTCGAGAAATGCTGGGACACTATGATCGTATGTCAGCTTCTCGACCCTGAGCGTCGATCTCACGCCATTAAGTCTTATGGTGCTGAGTACGGAGCGCCTAAGGGTGACTTCACTAACTTCATGATGGAGCCTGTAGAGAACGAGACACGAGCAGAGACATTCGTAAAGATGTTCGACTACATGGAACGCGACGTAGAGATTAACGTCCGTATCTATAACGACCTCCAGCTTAAGCTCAAGAAAGATCTGGTACACCATAAGATCGACTGGCGTCGTGCTATGGATCTAGAGTTCAAGACTAACTGGTGTCTATCCTTGCAAGGGTCTCACGGCTTCCGCTTGGACCTAGACAAGGCTAGAGACTTAGAGGGCGTACTGCGCGAAGAGTCCATCCTATTAGAAAGAGATATGCAGGGTACTTTCCCTCCAGTGATCATACCCACTAAAGGTAACTGGGCGTACCAAGAGAACCGCTTCGCTAACGTAGAGACTACAGTCCCTAAGGTTAACAATAAGTCTACTGGTACTACCAAGGGCGTACCGTACACTAAGGTCACCATCCAGCAGTTTAACGCTGGCTCACGGCCTCAGATCGTACACCGCTTAACTTCTAAATACCCCCAATGGAAGCCGACTAAGTTCACCCCAGCAGGTATGGTACAGATCGACGAGAGCGTACTGTCTAACCTTAAGGTCCCCGAAGCTAAACACCTAAATCGCTACTTCCGTGTTACTAAGCAACTATCTCAGCTAGTAGACGGTAAGAACGGCTGGTTAAAGCTGGAACAGGACGGACGGGTACATGGACGTGTTAAGTCTATCGGCTGTCGTACTCACCGCATGTCGCACTTCTATCCAAACCTCGCGCAGGTCGATAAGAAAGACATACGTATGCGTGAGGTATGGAGAGCAGACCACGGGCATAAGTTAGTTGGTTGCGATGCCTCAGGACTAGAGCTACGCATGTTAGCCCACTATCTAGCTATCTGGGATGGTGGAGCTTATGGCGATACTGTGATCAAGGGCCGTAACGAAGATAAGACAGATGTACATAGTCGCACTCAGGCTATCGCTGGTCTCTATTCTCGTAATAGCGCGAAATCCCTAATCTATGCCTTTCTTTATGGCGCAGGTAATCAGAAGTTAGCCGAGGTATCAGCTATTGATGCTAAGGAAGCTGGCGAGAAGCCTATGGCAATCAACCACCAGAACGGTAAGAAGATACGCGTCAAACTCATGCAGGGCATTATCGGCCTAGAGAACCTAATCGCAGTTAGTCAGGAGCGCGATAAGAGGCAGAAATGGCTTAAGGGACTTGATGGTCGAAAGATCGCTACTAACGGTCAGCACTCAGCATTAAACACCCTGTTACAGGGAGCCGGTGCAATCGTGATGAAGCAAGCATTAGTAGACTTTCACTTTGATGTGCTACCTAAGCTCGGACTGGTAGACAACAACCACATGCCAGTCGGCTGGAACTATGTCGCGAACGTCCACGATGAGGTCCAGATGACTGCTGAGCCAGCTATAGCTGATCAGTTAGGAGCCGCATTCAGTACCGCAATCAGACAAGCAGGCGTCTCACTCAGCCTACGTTGTCCACTAGATGGAGAACACATGGTAGGTGACTCATGGGCACAGACTCACTAAGGAGAACCGTATGGATATTGGAACAGTATCTAAGCTACTAAAATACACCAAGACGAAGACGGCGCTACTTGATGCCGATGTCATTAACTATGTCGCGGCCTCCAGTGCTCAGAGAGACTATGGGACCGAAGTATGGTCAGACATTAAAGGCGCTATAGCGGATGCTGAAGAGCAGATCTTTAAGGAGATGGAGCAAGCAGGGTGCAATAAGGTCCTGCTTATCTACTCACCACGGACTAGCACTAACTGGCGTAAGCTAGTAATGCCAGCCTATAAGATGCACCGGAAAGCTACTCCTAAGCCTATATGTTACATGGAGCTACGTGATGAACTAGAGAAACGCTATGACCATATCTCTATAGACTGGTTGGAAGGCGATGACCTGTTCGCTATGTTAGAGGCAAAGATACCTAACTCTGTAGTCGTGTCTATCGATAAAGATATGTATACATTACCGGACATAGAGTATCTAAGACCCCACACGATGGCCTTTCCTGCCTATACATCACGAGACTATGCAGACTACTACTGGTTATACCAAGTCCTTATAGGTGACTCTACGGATGGGTACAAAGGGCTATTAGGAACTGGTCCAAAGAAAGCAGAGAAGCTCCTATCAGAGTTTATGGAGATCGGTATTGATGACAATGGTCAGCAGACTCATGACTTCGACTTCGAGGGAGCATGGAACGCTGTAGTAAGCGCCTACAGAGAGAAGGGACAGATGAACTGGTTAGAGCAGGCTCAGATGGCTAGGATCTTAAGAGTGGGCGACTATGACAGTAAAAATAAACGTATACGCCTATTTAATCCTGATAAGGAGGAATGGCTACAACTGCCTATAAAGGGCTAACAGTGCAACACTTCCACAGCCCACGTATTGCGTGGGTTTCAGCGTGTAACGAAAAAAGTCCCATACAGAAGAGAGAAACTCGATTTTAAGAGTGATTTAGGTGACTGGTAGGACTTTATTATGTGGTCTGTACGCACTACTTAGCGTTTCCCTACGCCCTAATTTTCAACATATAGCAGAGACGTCCATGGCCTCTCTGCGCCCTAATTGACCCCGAGTGCTTAACGTCCTCGGGGTTTTTTATTCTAACAGTCTGAGGAGGCTATCAATGACAAAGATAATTGCATTTACAGGAAGTGCTGGCTCAGGCAAGGACCTGACAGCCGAGATTATGACTAAACAGATGATAACTAGAGATCCTAATGTCCGCATTAGAACGCTATCATTTGCCGCACCTATCAAACTGGCAGTAGCCTGCTTACTCGACTGTGATGTCGCAGATTTTGATAATCGTGAATTTAAAGAAGGATCACTACTCGATTCGTATGGATTAAAGACAAGTCCTCGCCAATTAATGCAACTACTCGGCGATGATTATGCCCGTCAGATGATCGACGATCAGATCTGGATAAAGCTGGCACAAAGGCGCTTTAACAGTGCTGTAGAGCAGAAAGCCGATTTTCTATTTATTACTGATTTAAGGTATGAGAATGAGGCCGATTGGGTCATAGAGAACGCAGGGACAATACTATACATAGATCGTCCAGATGCCGCCCCTATTGCCAGCCATGCCTCAGAAGCAGGCCTCTCTAGGCCTCCATGCTACGTTATAGACAATAGCCTCTCTATAGGACACCTAAGAATGGAGGTCTCACAGATGACCGCTATGCTACAGCGTCTACCTACACAGAGCATGGGCTTAGATGACGTTAGCCCAGAGGAGTGGGATAGAGTAGCTAGGCGGTGCAGGTATGGCTAGAGCCGCACCCAGTGCATGTGGTACCCCTATGTGTGCAGGTATGGCTACCACGGGTGCCCTATGTGAGCCTTGCAGGAAGGAGAAGGCCACTACCTATAGGGTATCCCCTGAGAGAGCTAAGCTAAACACGTTCTATCAGGGCCTCCAGTGGAGGTCCCTATCTAAGGCCTTCCGCAGGAGGTACCCACTGTGTGCCCACTGTATGTCACAAGGTATCACTAAGCCATGCGACATGGTGGATCATGTGACCCCTATACGTGTGGACTGGGAGCTACGATATACAGGCTCTAATCTTCAGGCTCTATGTAATGGATGTCACGCTATAAAGACGGCAAAAGATCGCCAATAATAAACAGTAACTTAATATTAACGCCCCACTGGGGCATCCTTTCAGGAGAGCAACAATGTCACAAACAAACAGAAACATATTGAAGATAATAGAGGCTAATAAGGCGGTACTTAACGATAGTGGTCAGGTCATACTGACATGGAATGGTGAGGTGCATAAAGGCCGCCTAAACACTAAAGGCTACATAAGAGCACGTATCACGGTAGACGGAGCTAGACTAGAGGTGCCTATGGGCCGCCTAGTGTGGACTATGCACACTGGTAGCCTCCCTGTAGACGGTATGCAGATAGACCACATGGACAGGGACAAAACTAACAACCATCCTACCAACCTAAGAGAAGTGACCCCACAGATCAATAACCTAAATAAGGTTATGAAAGGAAGCACTGAGTACAGGCTAATTAGTAAGAATGTATCAGGCTACAGGGTAGCGGCCACCCTGACGGGTTATGAGTACAGGCCTCCACATCGTAAGACCATAGCTGAGGCTCTTAAGGACTTAGAGCACTATCTCACACACATAGCACCTGACTGGTACGTGGCTGAGTACATGCGATGCGCTGAGAGCTAATATAAGCTCATTACAGCGACTCTATATTAATCAACATAATAACACTCCCCTATCAGTAGATCGGCTTAGAGGGCCTCATATAGGGGAGGGGGGCTATCCGATTGATGACAAACCTCTCTCTGGACAGCGCACCCCCCTTTACCTCTCGTAATGTCAGAACAAGACTTTTTTTTCCGGTCACAGAAATATCAATAAATAAGCAATAAACCCTGATTCTATCGGAACTTACCCGATAACTGAGGGATATCTAAGATAGACAAAAAAACAAGGTAAACAGGCGTAAGAGACGACCCTGAGACCCTTGGGGCCGCGAACGCCTCAGAGCTAATGCTCTTAATCTATTAGATATCCAAGTCGCTAGTTTGCGGACCTAGCCCAGCCCCGACCTCCTCACGGGGTGCCGAACTGTCTCCTCGGCCCAAAACCGCCCTAATTTATGTCTCGTCAGTGATGACCAGCCACGACCCATACCGAGTCCATCACGCGGCTCTAAGACTTAACGCCAACTATCTGAGGAGGTAACCAATGGCAGGAAGAAAACGCAAGCCGGAAGCCCTTAAGAAACTAGAGGGCACATTTAGGCAGGATAGGGCAGGCGACTCAATATCCCTACCAGCCGGAATACCCCCTAAGCCCGAATGGGCTACCCACGATCCGATAGCCTCCGAGCTATACAACCAAGTAGCTTCACAGTGCTACTCTATGGGTGTTGGTACTGGGGTTGATTCTCTCGGATTCGCTCTGTTAGCTGATCAACTCTCTATGTACTTACGCCTTAGAGCCTTGGTGTCTGCTGATGGTCCTATCATAGAGACCGAAGGCTCCAACGGACAAGTAAACCAGAAGCCTCACCCAGCCCTCGCACAGATGAACACGTCATACACAAACATTATTCGGTTAATGACTGAGTATGGTCTGACCGCCGCCGCTAGGACTAAAGTAGATGCCTCTAAGCCTATCGAGGTTGACAGCTTTGATAGTTTCCTTCAAGGGTAGTAGTCTACCTACTACTAGTAGTCCAATTTTAAAATAAATGAATAATAAGTAACTTTATGTTAAATAGTTGTTGTACTTTCTAAATGAGGCCCTATAATGGGAACCATCAAGACAACAACTACTTACTTAAAGGAATACGAAAATGGCTAAAGCGACTCACACTGGAACTTGTCAGATCTGCGGATGTAACCAGAAGCTACCTAACGGTCGCCTATCTAAGCATGGCTACACTACTCAGTGGGGATTCTTCTCAGGCGTATGTTCTGGAGCTTCTCACCTACCTTTCGAGCAGTCTACTAATCTTATCGAAGATATTGTAGCAACTGTTAAGCGGTCAGTCGTTCACCTTAAATCACAAAGAGCTGAACTACTAGAAATGACAGACTTTTGTAAAGTACAGATCAAATTTCACAACAGACGAGTAGGTACTACTGAGTATCACTGGGTGTCGGCACCTGCTGAAACTATGAGTATCTCAGGCTGGTCTGGATCAGAGTTAAAGTCCAGCTACACTGAAGCTCGCCCATACGGTTACTCAACTGAAACATTCAAGTGCGCCTATATCTACACGGGCCGAGAACGTGACGGGGATTATGAGAACAGACCTACTCTGGAAGAGTTAATCAAAAGAGCTAACGCTGAGTACGTAAAGAGCGTTATTGATCGCGATATAGCTCAGATGGAAAACTATATAGAATGGCAAGAAAAACGCCTAGCGGAATGGGTCGAGAAGCCTTTAACCCCTGTATCTAAATAAGGAGTCTGGGCGATGAATCTAAGATTAGCGACAGTAAACAACGCGATTCAAAAAATAGAACCGGATTGGCAACTTATAAAAGGCGAGGGGTACTTCTACTGGTGGCACCCCACGGACGATACCTGTTTAGAGCTTGAGACTATCCCTGTGTTCGCTTTGAATCACCAGACCCTAGATGCTTGGGTTTCAGACTTTGTTAACCGCCAATTCAACGAGTGCGGTCATGTACCTGAAGAATTTTAAAGATTAATAAGTAACTTTATATTAAATAGTTGTTGCACTTTCTAAATGAGGCCCTATAATGGGAACCATCAAGACAACAACTACTTACTTAAAGGAATACAGACATGAAAAATTTTGAGCGATACGACTTCATCACCAAAACAGCCACTATAGACGGGCAGTGCAAGACCAATAAAGAAGCAATGATGTTTCATTACTTCAATGTGAACGGTCTAGTCAAACGTAAGCATGAGAACGACCTAGCAATAGCCGCGCTAGTAGACGCTGGTGTAGTTAGAAGCGGTTGGCACCTAGCCTACGGTACCTTCAGTGACTACGAAGAGAATTCTATAATAAGACTAGCAGGACTGAAAAGAGTAGGCAGTGTTGCCTGTAGGGTAGCAATTAACATGATGGAAGATCACTGTGCTAATCAAGAATCTAAGATCCTAGAAGCTCAGGCGGCTTAATTAAACTCCCAGCCCCTTCAGGGGCGTAGAGACTGAGGAGTCTAAAATGAAAAATATAACAGACAAAAGCAGACAATTCCTACGCGACCTTAATGCTGTAATTGTTAAGATTGAAGATGCCGGAATGTATTCAGGAGTTATGGTGACGCTTTCAGATGGAAAGAAAGGTGTTGGTTACTATCCTGCTTGGAAGCCGCTAGACCTCAACATCCATAGTTTTAATCAAACACCAGCCCCTTCGGGGGCTTTCAAAGTCCAGTAACTAACTAATAAGGAATACATTATGAAGGAAAGAATAAACTACGTATGGTGTGATACTGCACGACGCTATGTAGCGCCTGCGCCTGCGCCTAAAGTCGAACCAAAGAAGAAGCCAGCGCCTAATAAACCCAAGGCCGCTAAGTAAGTCAATCATAGGAGACAACTATGTCACAACACGACTCTACGGGCTGGGCCTATGCGGAGCGTGTTGTGTCTGGTGAGCAACCAGCCGCTAAACCTCTGCTCTATGCTTGTACCCGTGCGATAGAGGATCGCAAAAAATACACAGGCAGGGAGTCTAAATTCTATTATGATTCTGATGCCGCAAATAGGGTGATAAAGTTCTTCGGATTCTTGAATCATCTTAAAGGCCCCTTAGCTAACACACCGCTAGAGCTTGCTGATTGGCAGATATTTATTGTCTCCCAGCTATATGGCTGGATGAGATCATCTGACGGCTATCGTCGTTTTCGTTCCGCTTATGTCGAAGTACCCCGAAAGTCTGGTAAGTCTACGTTCTGTTCTGGTTTAGCCCTTTACGGATTAATAGCTGATTCTGAGAATTCTGCCGAAATTTATAGCGCGGCCACGACTCGAGATCAAGCACGTATCGTACATGGGGACGCCTCCCAGATGGTTCGTAAGTCACCCCAACTATCACAGCATTTAAAAGTACACAGATCGGTAATTCTACATGAGGCTTCTGGTTCTAAGTTTGTTCCTCTGAGTTCTGATGCTGGATCGCTAGAGGGGCTTAGTCCCAGCTTTTCTGTAGTTGATGAGCTACATTGTCATCTCCGTGATGACGTATGGCAGGTCCTAAATGTAGCCTCTGGCGCGAGGGCACAGCCGATCATCTTCGCTATCACTACAGCAGGGACGAATCGGGAGGGAATCTGTTACGAGATACGCGAATACTGTATGAAAGTTATCGATCCACACCTAGACGTAGAGGACGATACGTTCTTCGCGGCCATATGGACAATAGACGAGGGCGACGATTGGAAAGACCCCGAAGTCTGGAAGAAAGCTAATCCTAGCTATGGTATATCTGTATTCCCTGATGATCTCGAGCGCATGGCTAGACAGGCTATGGAGTCCCCAAGTGCTGAGACCAACTTTAGAACTAAACGTCTGAATCAATGGATGTCTAGCTCCTCAGCTTGGCTAACGTCACAAGATTGGGAGGCTACAGCAGGCGAGAGGCCACCTATAGAACACTTCAAGGGCAAGCCCTGCTACATAGGCCTCGACCTAGCTAGTGTATCTGACTTCGCGTCGTGCGCCTTACTGTTCGTAGAGGACGGGAAGCTCTACCCATATATACAGCACTACCTACCCGAAGATACTGTCAATAATGCGACGGGTTATATCGGTGCTAAGTACCGCGAGTGGAACGATGCAGGCTTCATAAAGACTACGGAAGGGAACATCACAGACCTAAGCTATATCGAGGCTGATATCGAGAAAGCTATGGGCTTATATAACGTCCGAGAGATTGCCTATGATGCCTACGGTGCCACACAGCTATCAGCCTCATTGATAGAGAAGGGCGCTCCGATGGTTAAGTTCAATCAGGGCATTATGGCTATGTCAGACCCTTCCAAGGAATTAGAGAAGGCGGTCAAGGCTAAAACCCTCATACATGGGAGTGACCCTGTGCTGTCTTGGATGTTGTCTAACTGCGTACTTTTTATAGACCCGAACGATAATATAAAGGTGAAAAAGCAGGGCGATAAAAATAAAATTGATGGTGTTATAGCCTTGATTATGGCCCTTGGTCGTCTAAAAGTTAATGGAGGTCTTGTTAAAGACATCTACAAAAAGCGAGGTATCAGAACCTTATAAAACAAAAACACAGGAGGCCATTATGGCCCTATTCAACTGGGGTAGAACCCAAGAGAAAGCGGCACCCATTAGCCTACCATTTAACAGCGCCGCGCTATCTGACTTCTTCGGGAGTGTCTCAGGTAGTACGAAGTCTGTTACTAACGAGCAGGCTATGCGGCTTAACACAGTGTACTCCTGTGTGAAAGTACTCTCGGACACTATGGCGACACTTCCTTGTCATCTATACCGAGACACTGCCGCCGGTAAGGAACTACACTACTCGGCTCCTCTACACAATCTAATGCTAAACAGCCCCAACGACTACCAGACGGGCGCTGAGTTCTTCAGCTACGTTATGGTTAACTTATGCCTATCCGGTAACTTCTACGGATACATTAATAAGACTAGCTCGGGTAAAGTTGTCGAGATCCTACCGTTAAAGACTGAAAACGTATCAGTACAGCAGGATTCACAGTACAACGTAGTCTATGTGGTCACTTTCGATAATGGGAAGCAAGACGTATTAAGCTCCGACCAGATCCTACATATCCGTGGTATGTCTCTGGATGGGGTGACTGGTATATCACCTATACAGTATAACGCTAATTCTATTGGTGCTGGTATTGACGCAAGGAACTACGCGGCGAATGTCTTTACTAATGATGCAACCCCTAGAGGAGTTCTACACACTGATGGCATTTTAGACGACGATTCGTTCGAGAATATCAAACAGTCTTGGAATGCTTCACATGGTGGTGTCTCTAACTCTCATAAGGTGGCGATCCTAGAACAGGGGCTGAAGTTCTCACCTGTATCAATGACACCGGTAGATGTACAGCTTTTAGATATGCGTAAGTACACACGATCTGAGATATGTGCAATGTTCCGAGTTCCCCCACACATGATCGGTGACTTGGACCGCGCCACGTTCTCTAACATTGAGCACCAAGATCTAGCATTCTATAAAGCTACGATCTTACCGTATCTGATGTTAATAGAAGCCCGTTTAAATAAAGCATTATTAAATGTTAATACTCAGTGCTTTAAGTTCGACACATCTAACCTACTACGTACCGATATGGCTACTAGAGTAGATACATACAACACCCTTATAACTGCTGGCGTTATGAATCCTAATGAGGCTCGAATGGAGCTAGGATACAACCCACGAGAAGGCGGTGACGAGTATGTCTCTCAGTCTAACAACCTTACATTCGGTGACACAGAGCAACCAGAACCACAGGAGCCAACCGATGACGAAGCCTAGCGGTATGTGTTGCACCGACGGCACTATATGTGAGCCATGCGGTACTGACACTATTCAAAGACTAGACGTAACCTTCGACGCTAAGAGCTTCTCTGCTGATGCAGAGGATACTCGCAAGTTCTCAGGTTATGCCAATACGTTCGACCACTTAGACCGCGCCGGTGACATCACTATGCGTGGAGCCTTTCTTAAGTCTATTCAGAAGCACCTAACCGCTGGCACTACGCCGAAGATGTTAGCTCACCATGACGTTACCCGACCTATTGGCGTCTGGGAAGTTATGGTAGAAGACGAGAAGGGTCTGTATGTCGAGGGTAGATTAACGAAGGGCGTCCGAGATGCCGACGAAGCCTACGCACTGCTGAAGGATGGTGCTTTGGATTCCATGTCTATCGGATACCGTGTCGTGCGTGAGGAATACGATCGCAAATCAGGTGCTAACTTACTTCATGAAGTAGACCTGCACGAAATAAGTTTGGTAGCAATACCAGCGAACCAAGAGTCTGTCATAACTGCCATTAAAAGCGGTTACGACGTTCGATCACTCGAGAAAAGTCTGCGCGATGCAGGTTTATCACGACGTGAGGCGAAGGCCGTTCTAGCGAAGGGTCTTAGTGGATTGGAATCTGAGCGTGATGCTTCAGCCCATGACTCTACAAAACTAGCAAAGGCGGAGGCTCAATCTGAGCTAAAGCGAATGCTTAAAATCTTAGGAAAGTAATATGACTGAAGAAGTAAAAGCTGTAGACGAACTAGTAGAAGAGATTAAGTCCGAAGAGGTGGCTGTAGAGGTAGTTGAAGTCGAAGCCGAGATTAAATCTGACGCACCTGAATCTATTGAAGTCGAAGCATCAATCGAAGACGAAGACGTAACACTTAAGCACGTAGCTGACGCACTAGAAGCTAAGTCCATAGAGACTGAAGCTCAAATTGAAACTAAAGCATCAACCGCCGCCCTTGAAGCAGTTAAGTCTGAATCTGAAGCACAAATTAAATCACTCAATGAGAAACTAGAAGTCCTCGAAGCTAAAAGCTCTCGACCGACTCTCTCCACTAAATCTGTTAAGGAAACTAATACTATGGAAAATAAAGATCTTTTGGGCACTTTCGCTCGTAAAGGCGTTGAAGGACTTCGAGCTAAAGCCGCTGACGTTCAAATCTCAGTAGACGCACAAGGTGGATTCGCTCTACCTACAGAAGTAGCGTCTTCTATCATTGCACTACAACACGAGCGTAGCCCTATCCGTAGCCTAGTAGGTGGTATCTCTACTTCTACTACTGACTACAGCCAGCTAGTATCTATCGGCGGAGCCGCTTCAGGCTGGGTCGGTGAGACTGCCGCACGAGCTAACACTGGTTCGCCAGAGCTTGCTAAGATCAGTGCTGTCTTTGGTGAAGTGTTCGCTTCGCCAAAAGCGTATCAGCACGTCCTAGAAGACTCCATGTTCAATGTTGAAGCATGGTTATCTGCTGAAGTCGCTCGTGAGTTCTCTGAGCAAGAAAACAAAGCATTCTTGGACGGAAACGGAACCAACAAGCCTGTTGGAATCTTGAACGGTCTAGACACTACTGCCGCTTATACTGCTGGCGATGCTACTCGTGCTTTCGGTAAGTATCAGGTAATCAAATCAGGCGAAGCCGCTTCTTTAGGCGCTACTTCTGATGCAGTTATCAACTTGCTACGTTCTGTTGTCTTGAACACTAAGACTGGCTACCTAGCTGGCTCTAAGTTTATGATGAACCGAGCTACTCACAACGTTTTGGTAGATCTTAAGACTACTGACGGAGAGTACTTCCTACAGCGCAACATCACTGAAGCCGCCGCTTCACGTATCTTCGGATTCGAGATTGTTATCAATGATGACATGGCTGACATTGGTGCTGGCAACATGCCCGTTATCTTCGGTGATTTTGGTGCTGGTTATCAGGTTGTCGATCGTGTTGGTGTAAGCATGTTACGTGACCCGTACAGTGCTCACGGTGCTGTATCTTTCTACACTCGTAAGCGTGTGGGTTCTATGTTGTTAAACACTGAAGCTCTCAAGGTCATTGCTGTAGGAGCATAAGTCTAGAGTACAGTAACACATAGTTAAGTAACACAAGAGTCGGCCCCTATGGGGTCGGCTTTCCATATTTTAAGTATTTAAGAGGTCTTAAATGTCATACGCTCTAAAACAATTCACAGCCCCAAGCCTCACGGTCTCTTATGACTCGGACGCTCTTAAGTTCGAGACTCGTGGGAACCGTACAGGAATTTTCCAAACTAACTGCAACAGTGGCGATACCGTCAAGTTGCAAGCAAGAATCAGCTCCGACTTCAATTGGATAGATGTGCTCACTGTGTCAGACGCTGATGCGCAACAGGAAGTAGTCATGTCGCCAGAGTTTCGAGTCGTGGTAACTAATACAAGTGGCCTAGAAGTTCTAGCCGCTATGCACGTCTAGGAGACCATTATGTCTATAGAAGTGAACAATACAGGCATGGTACCTGATGCATCTCCAAGTAAGGCCGATATAGATGCACTAGGTATTTCAGCTGGAACACTTAACGGCTATGCAATCGCGGTTGTTGATGAAGTCCCAACATCTCCAGTGGCAAATACAATTTATTTAGTGGAGGAGTAGCATGTACGAGACTTACCCAACTATCGCTGAATACGAATACGTTGAAATTGATGATA